CAAATGCCTTGTATATTTCCTTGAATTCTCTGCTGAGATGATGCTTACCTATTAGTATCTTCAACTCTTTAACCCTTGCAGAATCTATCTCTCTCAAGAACTTCAAGCCTTTTTCATCAAAATGCTTGTCGAGCACAGAAACAAAACCATCGAAGCGTTTCATAAAGCCAGCAATTGTCACGATGTTGGTGTATGGAAGTTCAGGCACCATCGAAATCTGATCCGGCACCGTCAACACTTCTTTCCAGTTAGTTATAATGTAGCGCACAACGTCTACCTCTTCAACTGCCACCAAGCTTGTAGCAGGATTCTGAATCATATAGGGCTTCAACTTCTCTATAGGACCCTCACCTGCAATCACAACATAGAGCCAATACTCATTGCCAAGCCTATGAGCCATCAGCCACTCATTAGGCGTAAGCGCTATCTTACCCTCTCTTGCTCTAGCCTTAACCTCAATATACCTCACGCTTCCATCGGTCACTTTTGAGCGTATATCAAAACCAAGATTCTGAGTCGCGACATTCTCTGGACTCCGGCCTTGATTAACCTCATACTCCATCACGACACACATGCCGATTTCCTCGATCTCCTTGTCCGCCTTCAGAGTGTCATCTGCTGGAAGACTTGGAACAACAGATACTACACCTAAGACTTTGGGAGGCGACAGGAGAAGATGGACTTCCGATTCTATTTGCTTTTCAAGTTGCCCTTTCTTTCTCTCCAACTCCTCACGGTTTCTTCTCTCATTCTGAATCGTAGCCTCGGGAATGTTCTCCCCTTTTCCCTTTCTTGTTTCATAATCAAGTAGCTTCCCTTCTGATTGCAGAATTAGTTCTTGAAGGGATCTTACTCCATACTTGCTCTTGATTCCTGCATCATGCACTCTTTGCTCCTTCAACTCGTCAAGGTATTCTGGCAACACCGTCTCGACAGCAAAAGCAAGGATTGGACTTTCCGCAGGTGCTGATTTGAGAAATTCTGGTGCCATGGATTTGTCGTGAGGCTTCAAATCCCAAAGAACCGACGGAGAGATCTGCGCAATGTCATCTTGGCTATCTTGATACAATGCAAAAATTCTTTTGCCAGCAATTGACGCGGTCCCATCATTTATCCTGCCCTCTAGGAACCAGATGAAACCATTCATTCTGCCGGACGGGTCTAGGAAAACCGCTCCTTTGTCCGATTCATCGCCATATTTTTCGAGGACTTTCTCAACAACGGCCTCAAGAAGCGGATGTCCTGGAGCTACAAAATCTGCTTGTTCCTTGAATGCTTTTTCCTTCTCAAAAGAAAACTTGCTATACTCTCTAAAAATCTCACCAAACCTCAGCTTGAACTCAAAGGGGAGCTTTCTGAGCTCGTAAGGAACGTTGGCTATTCTGTAGAAACCATCTTTCCTCTTTTCCGTATTTACTGCGAGTTTCTGAGAAGCTCTCAGAAAGAATCTCTCAATATATTCTGGGACCAGTCTGTTTTCTCTTGCAGTTCTCGCCTCGCCCAAGATCCGAGTCAAATCAATATGCTTTGTTGCAAGTCCTTCAAGGCTGGCCTCCTTCGCGCGTTTGAGTGCTTCCTCATCAGGGATTCTCTCAATGTCTTTAAGGATGTCATCCAACGAACGCTTGTTAGTCACTGCATCTATGATCAGGTCCTGAAGGCTTGTTCCAGGCAAAACGTCCCCGATGACATCAAAGACCCTATCACTGCCTAAATGCCCTCTTATAATGTCAAGTTTGCTGAACAACGTGTCGAGGATTCTACCTTCCATCGTGTCGATAGCTACCATGTTGTAAATGTGTGCTTCATACTGCTGCCCGTATCTGTGTATTCGCCCCATTCTCTGCTCAAGCCTGTTCGGGTTCCAAGGAATGTCATAGTTGACCATTAACCAACAAAACTGAAGGTTGATACCTTCGCCGCCAGCTTCTGTCGAGACCATTATCTGAGCTTTCTCTTTGAACTCGTGCTCCGCGTCTATTCTCTTGTTAAGGTTCATGGCGCCGTGAATGCAAGTTACCTGATAGCCCCACCCTCGTAGTTTCTCAACAAGGTATTCAAGCGTGTCTTTGGATTCGCTGAATATCAGGAGTTTTTCTCCTTTCTTTCTAATGTGCTGCTCTTCCATCACTTTTCTCAATTCGTTGAGTTTTGTTTCAACTTCCTTCTTCTCAGCATCCTTAGCCAGTGCTATCAATTCGGTAAGCCTTGCTATCTCGTCTTTAAGCTCCTCAAGCGTCTCAGCAGATGTTAGCTTCTCGAGCAGCTCGTCTTCTTTTCTCCACCTTTCGAGTTCTGGAGAATCCTCCAGTGCTTCCTCATCTATGTCACCGGTTTCTTGGATTATTTCGCCCTTTTCAAGCAGCTCTTGGAGGCGGTCTCTCCTCCTTTCCAGTGACTTCCTTATTGCCCTCACGCTTGATGCCAAACGCCTCTGAAGAATCAACAGTGCGAAAGCAACGTTTCGCTTTTCTTTCTGCATCGCTTTGTTGTAATGCTTTTCAATGTATTCTGTTACGGCATTGTAGAGACGCTTTTCGTCGTCGCTCAACCTATACTTGACGGTAATCACTTTTCTCGGAGGAAATAATGGGGTATTGTCAAAGCTCCGCATGTCTTCCTTGAGCCGCCTCAAAAAAAGCGGGTTGTCTTTGTTCCTAATTGACTCTGTAAGCATCTTATCTGTTGCAAAGAACCCGGGTTCCAGTAGATCAAGGAAGAGTCTGAAATTGCTTGGGTCTCCCCTATGGGGCGTCGCAGTCAAAAACAGCAGGAAGTTGCTGTTTCGCGACAGTAATTCGCCGAGCTTATATCTCTCGGTCTTCTCCGTCTTTTCCCCATACTTGTAGGCTGCCATTTTATGTGCTTCATCGACAATGACCAAGTCCCATCTTGCTTCAGCCAAGCTTACCATGATGTCTTCTTGTTTTGCAAGGTCCATTGATGTGATAGCCTGGTTTTCTTCTTGCCAGACGTTACGTCCCCAGGAAGCGTTTATGACTGCCCTGTCAACGGTCCTAAAAGTCTCACTGAATTTTTCTTTTAGCTCTCTGACCCATTGATCTCTGAGGTGCCCTGGGATGACAATGAGCACCCTCTCAACGAGTCCTCTCTGCTTCAACTCCTTGAGCATTAATCCGGCCATTATCGTCTTGCCAGCCCCTGGATCATCAGCAAGGAGAAAGCGGATCCTGGGTTGTTTCAGGATGTAATGATATACGGCGTCGATTTGATGAGGAAGCGGATCAATCTGAGAAACGTTAACCGCAAACAAAGGGTCAAATTGGAAGGCGAATCGAATCCTCCTGCCTTCCATCGACAAAAAGAACGCTTCAGCATCTCCTGAGAAGTCTCTTCCTTCCAGATCGATGGTTCTTACTTTTTCCAAGTCACCCTTTTTCAATATCCTCGAGAAAAACCTCTCTGACTTCAGACCTATTCCCTGGATCTCGATACCAGTTCCGATTCGCCTGCAAGTAATGACCTTAATACGCTCAGGCCAGAAAGGCCCTTCCAAAACACTTTCAGGCCTGAAGAGAAATTCGTTTGGAAGCTCCCGCTTGCCCTCAGACATCAAGATCACTATTGATTATCAATAGAGCTAGTATGTTAGAGTTTACAGTTAAAAGATTATAGCGCGCATGGTTGTTCCTAAATTGGTTAAAAATGGTTTTTATTCTCTTTTTGGGATTTGGGGCAGCATTTGGCTTTGTATCTGTTCTTGATTTCCTTGCAGGAACCATCCATCTAGAACTAGCAGAAGAATCCAAGAACGGAATTAAAACCGTTTTTGACCATTTTCGGAACAGACATGCGCGCTATTGATGGTATGTCAACGCTTATGACGGTTTGCTTCTGCAATCCTCCAGGGCATGTGAACATGTTTTCTTGCACCACTTCTTTGTTAGCATTTCCTTGTATGCGCCCGCTTTTATGTGGCAAAGGCCTCGCAAGGTACTGCGTAAGGTACCGCATAAGGTGCCGCGTACGGTACCGTGTCTTATTTCAATTCGTATGTGTATTCTCTGCGTGTAGAATTCGAAGCCCGCCGCCCTTGAGTGGCGTGAGTGAGAACCATGACACACAGAAGAAGCAAAGAAAAAGAACAACTGAGACAAGCTCGTAGAATCATACTTAACAGCAGTTTCCATGACAGAATTCGATACGAAACAGTCTGCAGAATGACTCGCACAGACGTTCTTGCACTGCTGAAGGAGCCTGTTCAGCTTGGTCTTGTGCCGGAACTTGAAAAGGGCGAAGTCTTGGTTGACTCGCGTGGAAACGGCAGCTTCCAGACAGCACTTTTTAGAGAGGAATGAAATTTGGGCGGGGGAAAGAATTGGACAGAGGCTGAAGAAAGGCTTCTGTTTGAACTGGTTCAGAGAGGAATGAACGCGCAGCAGATTTACGATTCAGGCATGTTTCCGAACCGCACTTTTCGCGCCATACTGAACGTGGTTGACAGAACCCGCATTGATTCAGGCGCTGAAAAGGAAGTCCCTCTGAACGCTCAGATTGGAGAGGCTGAAATAATCGGATTGGACTCCGTTGTCAAACGGTATGTTGATGCTTTCAACAAGGTTTGCGATTTGAAAGCATGCAGTAAAGAGGATTTGGAGCGTTTTCGCATCATCTTTTCTTCGGCTCGCGCTTACTTTGAAGTTTATTACAAGTTTCAGAAGTACGAAGAGGTAGAAAGACGTGTCGAGAGAGTTGAAAAGTTGGTGGCACAGTTGGCAGCAAAGAAGAACGCAGAGGATTCTCACACAAAGCTTGGACAAAACGGAAACCCAAGTCCGCAACCTCCTGTATGAGACAACTGATGAGCCAATAGACTCGCCAGTTGTATACGCCGAAAGCGTTTTTGGCATCAAACCATTCCCATATCAGGCAGAACTGCTTGAAGATGAGAATAAGCGCATAGTTGCCTGCATGGGACGTCAAACGGGCAAAACAACGGCAATAGCCATGAAAGCCGTATTCTTTGCAGATACGCATCCAAACGTCACCATTCTAATCACCAGCCCCTCGCTTCGGCAGAGCATGATCATGTTCGACCGCGTAGCATCCCTTGTCTTTTCCACAGCACGCCTGCTTAACAGAGTCACCAGAGCCACAAGAACAATGGTTCAACTAGTCAACGGCAGCCGCATAATCGCTTTGCCTTGCAGCGAGAACCTGCTGAGAGGGTACACCGTTGACATGCTAATTTGTGACGAAGCCAGCTGGGTTCCTGAAGAAGTCATCACACAGGTTCTTTTTCCAATGTTGAGCACAACGGACGGCTACGCCATTTTCTTGAGCACGCCGTGGGACAAGAACCACTTCTTTCGCAGAGCCTTCGTAAACCCGAACTACAGCGTACACAAGGTGAAATCAAAAGAATGCCCACTCATCAAACCCGAGTTTCTGAAGGAAATGCGCGAAAACATGACGCACGAAGCCTACCTCATGGAATATGAAGCCGAGTTTGTCGAAGCAGTGAACAGCTATTTCACGCAGGACTTGATACGCAACTGCGTTGAGCTAGCCCAAACACTAGGCGCTGATATCTACACAAGCCTCGAAGGCCAATTTCCTAATGGAGATTACTATGCAGGTGTCGATTTCGGCAAACTACAAGACTACAGTGTGATAGCAGTCGTGAAACGTGAAAAAGAAAATCTCAGCCTCATCTATCTTCACCAGTTCCCCTTGGAAACACTCTACACTCACGTCATAGGCCACCTATTCCGAGCGCATGAAAAATTCAGGTTCAGCAACGTGTTGGTAGACCAGACTGGCGTAGGCGAACCGGTGCTTGAGGAAATGCATAACCAAGGCATGAACCTCGCAGAAGGATTGATGTTCACCACAGAGACCAAGGAATCGCTGCTCACAAGACTGAAGATTACGATGGAGCAAAACCGTTTGGCCATACCTTACGATAAACAATTGTGCCAACAAATGAACGAACAGCAATGCGATTACGGCAAGAGCGGCCATCTGCTTTTCACTCACCCTCCAAGAGGCCATGATGACATGCTTTGGTCATTGGCACTTGCGGTTTATGCTACTGCTCAGACACCTCCACCTGGAAAAGGTGCCATTATGCTCTAAGAAAAAGTTGACCTCTATGTTGTCTGCAGTTCGTTCAATACTATGCGCCATACTGTACGGAGTAATGGAGAACAGACTGTTTTTTGAGGGACATGAAGACGAGTGGCTTCTAGGTCACTTCAAAACGTATCATCTTTTCATGTTCTTGCTCTTCGGGGTTATCGCATTCGATCCGTACTGGCCCGTCTTTCTTTGGGGTTTCTTGGCGATGCCACTGGTCGAAGATGCAACGTGGCAGCTGATTGAGCATAGACAGTTGAAGCAGGAAGATTGGAGCAACATCGGCGGCTTCAAACTCCTGCTAGGCGTTTATGTGTGGTACTGGGTTGATGCTTTCTTCTTGATTGTTCTTGGCTTGTTCATACTGTTAAGAGGCTGTTGAGAACTTGAGTTTGGCCGCTGAAAGGGTCCGTAAGGGTTTGCAGGCTGTCAAGCAGTTTGTAGGTAGATTTGTTGCTCAGCGACAAGTTCCCGAAGGCGTAAGCAAGAAACAGATTGAAGAGGAGGTACCCGTCAGCTGGAAAGCTGACAACATGCTCTGGGGCTACGTCACCAAGTACATGCTTAAGGGCTCGGGAGCCGGCTTTGTTACTCCTCCATACATGGCGTATTGGGAACGTCTTTGGGGCGCGACGCCCGTCGAGGACCTTCCGGCCTACAAGGATTTATACACTTTTACGCCGTACATCAAGGCAAGCATTGACGTTACTGTGAACATGTCCATTGCCCAGGGTTTCGAACTTGAAGGTAGCGACGAGCAAATTCGCGAGTGGCTTACGGATTGGCTTGACGAGCATAATATTCTGCACACTTTGAGAATCATCGGCACGGACATGCTTGTTTTTGGCAATGGTTATTTTGAGATTTGCCGCGATGAGGAGACACCAGTTGAGGAATGGTGGCTTAAGACATTAGATCCCGTGCACATGCGAGTGCGGAGGGATGCGTACGGCAATGTTTTCGGGTACGTTCAACTTTTGACATTTCCTCCGGTCGCTTTTGTTGCGAACGACATTGTGCATTTCCGTTATGGCGCCAAGAGCTGGTGGTACGAGTGGAGTTACGGCACTTCCCTTCTTAGGTCATTGTTGAAGCTGCAAGCACTGATTGACCAGCTTCAGGATGACATGGCGCTTATAATGCACATTTACACTAAACCCATGCTTGTCGTGAAAGCTGGGACGCCTGAAAGGCCCTTCAGTGATCCGCAGCTGCAGAGTTTAATGGAGGCTTTTCGTGATAGGAAACCTGCTACAGACATTTTCGTTCGTGGTGACGTTGAGGTTACTGTTGTTCAGAGCATGACGAAGGAAGTTAACATTGAATGGTGGATCAATTACCTTCTGGTTCAGCGATCCGCTGTACTTGGCGTTCCGAAGATTTTCCTGGGCGAGAGCGAGCGGACGAACCGTGCGACCGCAGAGATTGTAATGCAGGAGTACGTTACTCGGCTGCGGATGCTGCAGGAACTCATCGGGGACACGTTGGAGACGGTTCTCTTCAAGCAGTTGATACGGGAAAAGTGGGGAGAAGGCAAAGAAGTTCCCCATATTAAATGGCGGCCTGTCTGGGAGCCCACGCTTGACGTGAAAGCCAACTTCATCACGAACTTGGTTAAGGAGAAGATTATCGCGCCCAGTGAAGCTAGGCCCCAGCTTGGCTATCCAGAGGAACTGCCTGAGGGATTATCGGAGAAGGGCCCTAGTGACGCGTCTGCTGGGTCCTCCGTTGCGATGGTCGAGGAGAGTGAGCCTGAGGATGCAGAGAACGCTTAGCAAGTGGTGGCCACGGATGGCGTGTAGTCCTCTCTGTGGTTACACTAATGAGATGCGGAGGCCTCACCTTACTTGTCTCTTCTGTCGAGTTAGAAAGTTCTTCTATGGGAAATATAAGGGGAAAGTTTTCCATTACAACAAGCTTATGCGAGTTGTCATGCCTGGGGACTGCTCGAATTATGTGCTCTTTATTGATAACAAGCGGCATCTGGCCGCTTTGAAGGCTGCTCTTCTGAAGCGGCTGCTTACGATTTGCGAGTGGCTAGCGAACTGATGGTGATTTGAATTATGCCTGGACTTGAAGAAGCTAAGACTGTTTGGCGTTACCGGGTTCAGGACCCGGGCAAGTTTGAGAAGTTTCGCGTGAAGGAGCTTGGGAAAGGCGTCAAAATCACCGTTGGCAAGGTGAAGGGTAGCGACCGCTGGGAAATCCAGAACTACATGTTTGAAAAGCAGCGGTTCAAAACCCGTGAACAGGTTCGCAAGTGGCTTGACACGCATTTGAAGGGACAGATTCAGACTCTCTTAGACTTCAAGGCTTGGAATGAGTATCGCCGAAGAGTCATGAACGCTTACGTTCAAATCTCAGACGTACGGTGACGTGAAAATGCAGCTCAAGTATTATGTTCCGTTCAAGGCACAAGAAGGCGTCGATGCCCAGTTCGTCTTAAAAGAGAAGCTTATCAACATTGAAGGGCTCGCGGTTGATACGAGTGTTAATAAGAACAAGTGGCAGGTTCCAGAGGAGGACCTTGACTTTTTCACTGAAACGCTTAGAGGAGCTCAGTTGCGTGCGGATCATGCTGAAAGCGTTTTCATGATTGTTGGCAAAGTGCCGGAAGCGAAGCGCCAGGGGCAAGAAGTTTTCTTCAGGGCTGAGGTCGGCGGAGAAGAGAAACTCATTGACAAGATTCTACGTGGGTACGTGAAGTATGTTAGTGTCCAGGTTGACAGTGACGATGTTGAGTGCAGCAAGTGTCACCAGCCAACTAGGAAGGAAGGCCTGCTTATTCACTTGTGCCCAGATGCTTGGGAAATCGTGCACAAGCCCAGCGTCCGAGAACTGAGTATTGTTGCTTCTCCCGCTTACGGAAAAACCGAGTTCAAGCCTGTCGGCTTCGCGGCTGCAATGAATCAGAACCAGTCTGAGCAGCTCGCAAACTTTTCACAGTCACTTCAAAGTGATGATGTGGGTTCTAGGCGTGAGCCGCAAGAACCTGAAAAACAACAATCAAACACAAAAGAGGTGAAGCACTTGCCTGAACAAAATGCTCAGCAAGCAGCTTCTCCGCATCAAGCGCAAGGAGTAGTTAACGTCGCACCAGGAGAAGGTGCGCCGAAAGAGCATACGTATCAGCAGTACATCGACCAGTTGACGCAGCTTAAGCAGCAGATAATGCAGAGGCCTGGAGCTTCCGACGCTGAACTCGACGACTTGAACAAGAAAATCGCGGATCTCGAGAGTGAACTCGCGAAGAGAGCGAAAAAGGCGGAGCTGGGAAGGAAAATCAGCGAACTGTCGAAGAAGGTTGGCGAGGAAGCGCAGGAAGGCCAGGAAGAGGGCGAAGAGGCGAACGGTTCAAGTGCAGCGGAAGCGAAACATGCCAGTGGCAAGGGCATCGTTGGGGCCATTGAAGTATCGAACCCTGATACTCTCGGCAATTTTGACTGGTTCAAAGACCTGATCAAGGCTTCACGCAAGCTTAGCGCTGGATTCAAGGGTTAAGGGATGACAAATGAGTGTACCAGTTTTTGAAGGAACAACACCGCTAGTCTCTGATCGTTATACTCTCACGTTCATCGCGGGCGAAGACCTCTTGCCCGGATATCTTGTCGAGATCAGCGCTGACTGGACAGTGAAGAAATGCACGAGCGTGAACAGTCTCAAAGTTGTCGGCATAACGTTGAGCGCGGCTCTAAATGGGAAGGCAGTTACCGTTGTGAACAGGGGACTTTGCAGAGCAAAAGCATATGGCACGATCACCGCAGGCGACCAGATAATTTCTACAAGCGGAGGCACCGGAATCGGACTTATCCAGAGCGACCAAGGAAAGAAGGACTCTAGCGTCATGGGCATAGCAGTAGCTGGAGCTGCAAGCGGCGGCACTGCTTACATCATACTTTGGTGAGGCGGTTTTGAATGAGTTTTCAAAGAGACGCTTTAACATGGGTTGACACCGGGGCGGTAGCGTATCCGGCGTTGCACCAGCACATCATCGAATTGACCATGCCCGCACTTATCGTGAAGCGTTTGCTGCCTGAATTTCCGCTGGTCGCAGGACGAACGGCAACGTTCGTCAAAGAAAAAGGTTCCCGCAGCATCGGCATCAGCGAGATCACCGAGGGCGCCGAGATTCCGATGGATTTCACGCCCCTTGACTATGTGAGCATAACGCCCTATAAGAAGGGCGAACGGATCCGTGTACCTCGCGAGCAGATTGAAGACCTCTACATCCCAGTAATAGAACAGCAGCTCAGACGTCTAGCAAGACGTGTCGCATACCAAATTGACAAGGACTGCCTCACATGTATTGACGCTGCGGCTGCCAATTCAAGCGCCGGCACAGGCACCAGCATGGGAGCCACAGGAGTAGAGTTCACGGTCTCAGGCGGCATCGGCACAAAAGACATTCTGTGGGCTGACGCGAAGATTGCAAGTTACAACTTCCTCGCTGACAGCATCCTCTGCAATCCGATTAACGCTCGCGATCTAAAGTACCTCCCACATTTCAGCCTAGCTATGCAGTACGGTGAACCAGTGATCCAGTCAGGAGCAATCGGCAAAGCGTACGGTTTAGACTTGTACGTGAGTACCGTTGTGTCTGCAGGCACAGCGTACGTGTTGAGCACGGGTCAAAACCTAAGTGGTTCTTATGCTCCCCTCGGATTCTTCGTTATCAAAAGGCCTTTGCTGTCTGATTTGGACGTAAAGAAAGAGTTCGACGCAGTCGACGTTAGCTTGACTACGAGGTATGCGCCAGTTGTCACGGTCGGAGAAGCAATCGTCAAAATAACTGGGTTGAATACAACTTAGAAAAGCCCTAGATTTTCCCTTTTTCTTTTTCCTCTTTTCGTTTCAGAGTTCCAATCTTACAGGAGTGTTTGAGATATGAGTTCGGACAACAATAAGGGGTTAGCCCAGAGTATTCAGGTTAATGGTTTGACGTGGGCTAAGACGTTGATGATTTGTGCAATCCTAGTGTGTGCTGGGGTTGCCGCGTATTTTGGTGCGAACGTTTCCGTGAACATGAGTCTTGACGCAAGAGTCTCGGCTATGGAGAATCGAATGGACATTCCTGTGAATAGTACTCTTAGCGCGTTCATTAAATCTAACAGTTTTATAGTCTCTCAGCTTGATCAAGGCTTCTGTCTGCAGAATGGTACGAATGCTGCGTACCTTCCCCCGTTCACAATAAACTCTTCGCTAATCATCGAGAATGGCCTAGCAAACGCAAGTAACAACGGCGGCGGCAGCGTCTACGTTGCGGCAGGCGCAAACCTTTACAATGCTAGCGTAGTTGTCCTGAATAATACTCGGCTTGTCCTCGAGTCCGGAGCAAAGAATATAACGTATTCTTGCGCAGCGAATGCCTACGCGATTGTAGATGACTTTCAAAACTGGATTTTCATCTATTACAGCAATGGCCTTCCGTACAGCGTCTTCAATTACGCAACTGGAAATCTACTTACGCAATCTGCAAATATGACAAGCCTCTACTGCACTACAATAGACCAACTAACCGCTGGGCAGGGCATTAGAGTTCTCAATCTAATTGTTCAGAGCGGCATAAGCTTTCCACCTTCCTCACTTGATAAGCAGGTATTCTTCAGAAGCGATCAGGGATACTTGTACATAAACAATAGCGGACCATGGATTCCAATCGGCGCTATCCCAAGTACCTATCCCTACGCAAACCTGACGGGCGTACCCAACACATTCCCCTATGCGAATCTCACCGGTGTACCGAATACACTTCCATATGCGAACGTGACTGGAACACCGGATTTAGCCGTGTACTTATTTGCGAACGGCACAAGGGCTTTGACTGGAGACTTGAACTTTACCGGAAGCTATGGCGTTTATGGTGCATATTGGCTAAACAGCACAAACATTAGCTTTAATGGGCAACTCTTGTTGAACGGGCAGAACAAGACTGATACGATTGCGTATCCCATTGAGCCTGTCGCCTACATCGTTGACTTTTCTGATGGAATCACGGCACGAGTGAAAAACTGCACAACCGGCCAAGTAGACTATCAGAATTCCAATCAAACATTGGCGATCCAATACGCCTTCAATCATACAGACTGGACGGGTGCTCATGGAACACAAAAGGTCGTTCTAAGAGGTAACTTCAGCCTTAACTATTATCCAAACGTGCCCGCGTATTCAGACATCGAGATTCAAGGCTACTTGAACGTTTCAAATAAAGCTGCTTTTATGCTTGGCTTCGATGATAGTCTGGCAATTCAATACAGTACTTACTTCAAGAATATGACGACGATCTGGGGCTACAGAGGAGATCAAGGAGTTGTGGTCGACTGGGTTAGTCATGCAGGAGCAACAAACACAACCTATGAGACTCTTGCGAACTTGAAAGAAATGCGCGATGCAGGATGGAGTTTCTACAGCCACGGCTGGTACAGCATTGATCTGAGCGCTGCTTCTATAACTCTTCTTCAGCAAGATCAAGAAATCAGGGGGAGCAAAGACTGGATTGAACGAAATCTGGGCATACGAGTTGACGCAATTGGTTGGCCTAGTGCCAAGCAAGGTGATTTGGAAATGGCGAGGCAATACTACAATTACCTTGCCTACGGAAACTGGAAATCATGGCCTAACCAAACGTGGAATTACATCTCAGATGTCATGAGCTGCTATTTTCCAGATGAAAATAACTGGAATGGATCAAAAACTGCTGGCGGGGTCATCGCATCTGCTGCTTGGTACGCAGTCAATAGCACGGGCTCAGGGTCAAATGGCGAGCTTGCAATTCTAACGTTCCATGGGACAATGACTAATACTGTGTTCAATCAGTGCATGGGAAATCTGAGTAGTTTTGGTCTGCCAGTTCTGACTTGGCGAGATATTGACTACTACCTTAGCAAACAACCGAAGCCGACTATTGCAGGTGCAGATATTGCTCTTAGAAATGAAGGAAACCAAACAGCTTGCGTTAACGGAACATGGATAAAGCATAATCTTGGCGTAATACCTAACTCGACATCCTTGCTGCTGCTCGGTCCAGCTTATGTAAATTCAACATGCTGGGTTATTCAACCAAATATCATAGCTTCGAATAGCACTTTCTTTCAGATAGAGTTCCTGATTAACAATGCCGGGACAGTCACGCCCGTTGCCGCAACAGACAATCGAACGATTTACTGGACTTGCTACTACGAGAAAATCATTATCTATCCTGCACAAACGTAATACCCCTTTTTTCTTCTCTTTCAAATTCATTTAAGAGATGTTGAAGAGTGGGTTCAGCAACTATCCTTGCCGGAAACACTTACGTTGATGTACCGCACGGTCTCTCCTTCACGCCGACAATCGACCAGATCGTGCTAACGCCTCAAGATGCTCTGGGCGGCAGAAGCTTTTGGCCTACTAATCCAACCTCAACAACTTTTCGCATAAACATAGACATGGCCGATCCTGACACAAACCACACTTTCAGCTGGCAGCCAATTACGCAAGTGGCCCCGCCATCTCCACCTCAGCCGCCTAGCCCGACTCTCACGGGCCCGGGCGTGTATACTACAACTGACGAGGTTCAAGCGCACCTGAACGCGAGTTACGACGCAACAAGCCAGGTATACACCGTGTTTGGTCTTCCAGTGTATCTAACAAGTTTTCAGGCTCACGTTGACCATGCCAACTTGTACGTGAACTCGATTGTGGGCTCTGTTCTTTCTGTTTCAGATCAGCGCTATGACTGGGCTAAGATGGCTGCTCTTGAGTTGGCTTGTCTTCGTGTCCTTGTGGCGGCAAGTGGGGGCATGCTCCTAGGCGCCTTTGATTACCGTCTAGGAGACCTTTACATCACGAAGGCCAGTGTTAGCCGGCTTGCCTTCCAAAATGCAGTTCAAGGCTTCCATGATGACTTGTTAAGGGTTCTCATGAACTTTTCGACGTCTGTTGTCGCGGCAGAAGCAAGCGCCAAGGATGATGTGCCAACCTACAAGGGAGGGCTCATGAATCCGTGAGCAAAGTTCTGGGGAAGGGCAATTACATCCTTGCTAAGGTCAACGGTATAAAAATGGTGCTGACAAGCACTGAGATGCAGCAACTAATAAACAATGGCTATGACGTGGAAGTCTTAACGCCAACCTAGGTTCCTGACGTCTCTCAGAGGAGCCTTCTCCTTTCTCCCTTCTGGAGTTATTCGTAGCTTGTGTCGTTTCTGAGGGCGGGAAAAACCTTTGTGCGATGAGAAGCTGAAGCGTCTTAGCAAAATCGTCTGCAGCCGCTGTCCGGCAGTGGATTATGAGGTTTGCCAAGATTGCGAGATTCACCGCTTGATAAATGAATTGTTGAAGTGAAAAGATGGGCACTGTTCCCCAGAGCTATTACGATTTCATTATGCATTACGCGCCGTACTTTTACGTGATTCCAACCTTGCTGACGGCAGACGCGGCATCAGGACAGAAGAACGTAACGGTTGCGGATGGTACAAAGTTTCAAAGTGGATACCCAGTCCAGATTAGCGATGATGTCCACAGCGAGTGGAACATCGTCTCTTCTGTGAACGGTAACGTTGTGACGATGCAGAATAACCTTGCAAATACGTACCATGTCGCCAAGAGCGGTAAGGTTGAAGGCCCAGATCCCAGTTATGGACGGGGCGTTTTTCCAGCGGCCTTCGCAATCGACTTTCTCTCCCAAGCTTATTCAAGCACCCAGTTCGCGGCCAATCAAGCGGACATCTTGTCGAAGATTGAGAGTCTTGCTAACTTTATTCTCACGCAGCAGTGCACTAATGTGGCAAAGAATGCGTATGGCGGATTCCAGAATAGCGAGAGTAGCCAACAGTACTGGAGCATCGACGCGGGAAGATGTATCCCTGCGTTGCTGAAGGCCTATAGCTTAGCCGGCACAAGTAGCTATCTTGCAGCTGCGGTCCTTGCGGCGCTCACTTTCCTCGGTAACATGCGGACTTTGCCGGTCTTTTTTGGCGTACACGACAGGTATTACGGTGGATTCGCAAGGTACGTCACCATCGATGGTGACTGGAGCGAACAGATCGACGTTGAAAACCTGTACTGCCTAATCGGCTTGCAGATGCTAGCACAAACTCACGATTCAGGGAATGTTAGCAGGTACAACGCAATGATGAGCGATCTGGTCAATTTCTTGCGCAGCGGATATGAGCAACTGTACTTGTGGTTTGATCCGAAGCCCACGGGCGACGGGAACTGGCACCGTGTCGGCCTTGGCGAAACTCAAATTTATGATGATCCGATGAGCTTCGCCCTGCTTGGCCTCTACACATATGAAGATTGGAGTTCAACATGTCAGCAGGTTTACAGTTTCCTGCAGAGCATTAGGGCTTCAGCGCAGTATCCAGGGTATAACCCTAGCATCTGCTGGCCTGGCTACATTGACGTTATAGGAAGATTTCCGGCATGCGCCTATTACGACGCGGTGACAAGTGGGATCCTCTCCAAAATCAGGGCTACGCATGATAAGCCGAGCCTTGCACTGAGCATGCAAATGATCAGCAAGTATCAGGACGAGTTTCTGTTTTGGGGTCCAGTATTCACGGATTACAGTCCGATCACACAGCAAAAGGCTATGGCAAACGTCACGTGGCTTGCGGAGTTCTTCCTCAACTATCAGGATCCCGTCACAGATATGACTCGCGCCATAGATTTGAGCGGTGAGAACCTTATTCTCTATTCTGTTGAAGAGGCTGCTGATCAAGTTGCTTGGGACGAAGGCTTAAGCATTAAGGGCCTTGTCACCATGGGGGCTGCTGGCGAAATAGTTATTGAGCCAGGCTATATCACGGAAGACCATATTACGGTTTATAGCTTCTTGCCGGTGCGCGTTCATGACAAAATCCGCCGCCGAGGCGTGGACTACGAGGTCTTGACAGTTCAGGTTTTCGACTTGAATGGGGATCCGCAGTATTTCAAGAGTGTCTGCAGGAAGTTGATAAGTCAATGAGCAACCTTGAGGATCCAGTGACGACGACGATTCGTCTTCTTAACCAGAACATGCGCGTTGTCAAGAATGATGATTCGATTGCTAGCGTGTACGTAAGCCAGCAGTGGTATGACCGCGAACTCTTCAAGAATTATGATGGCCAAGTAACCGTGGGCCTGAGTCAGAGCGAGGATCACAAAATCGACTTAAGCGGCAAGATACGTCAGCGACAAGGCAGGCTTGCCGTGAATGTGTGGGCTACAGACAAGGTTGGGAGTTCAGACACGGGCAGAAGCATGCGGCAGAAGATTGTGGAAGAGATAAACCGTGTTGTGCGGCAGAACATGAAAGTTCCCAATCAGACCCTTTATGATTTTGTAGGACTCGGATATCCCTCTGGGGATCCGCACAAGGCTTTTCAAGCTGCAGGTGTAAGCGAGTTTGCTCCGGGCAACGCGGCCTGGATTGAGCTTTCAAGTACGAATTACCAGAAAATTTGGACTGCAGATTCCATAGATTATAGCAAGAGCACATCAGTCAACCTTCAATACGGTATGATGCTTTTCCGCTTCAAAGTAGCCAGCAAGGCGCAGACGGTCCTGAAAATTGTCTTAAGTTTTGTGGGTTACGGAACCGCTCCCGGAGGGAACGGTGGCACGATTGAGGTGTGGAATCAGGTGGCCTCTGCCTGGCAAAACGCTGCCACCGGATCCGGAGGCGCAAATGAAGCTATCATTATCACATTGACTTCAAACTTGACGAATTACATTGACGCGAACGGATACGTTTGGTTGTTGGCGAGAACGACAAACTCGAGCAATGGGTCCTCTGCGGCCGTGCTCTACTGTGATTATGTTGGCTGCACAGTTACCGTTAACGGTATCACGTACTTGGACGTCGTGGCCTTTCGTGATAGGGACAAGGTTGACGTGAAACCGTTCATTTTCAGGACAGAGTTTGTTCTGAAGTCATGGTCCTTCGAGGACATTGGAGGCATATTCTAAAAGGTGATCAAGTATGAGTGTTGAAACGTACGGTGCGCATGAATCGCGAATCTATTTTGTGGCAGAAACTGTGTATAGCGAGACGCCTGCTAATCCTGCATTCCTTGGAATAAACACGGAAGGCATGGAGCCGAAAGTAGATCCTGGATTGATAAAAACGATGGGTATTGGTAGCAGAGACCTTCAAAGTCTAAATGCTGGACTGGAGAAAGTAACGTTGAAAGTTCCCAGTGCCCTATCGAGTGTTTCGCCTATTAGTTTCATACAGCATGTTCAAACGCTCAGCAGCTTAAGCGTTCAAATCCTCTATTACAAAGGCTTGTGGTCAAATCCATCGGACATTCTTAGCTTTCTTTTGACTGGTTGCAAGATTGACAAGCTGAGCGTTGAATGTCACCTGGAAGATGTGATAAAAGCAAATGTTGAATTGATAGGACGAAATATTGGATATGGAACTTCTTTGATCACAGGTGCAACATACGGTGACTTTTCTGGCGCAGTTCCGTTCAACAACTCTTATGTGCAGAAGGGTGTTCCCTCAGGCGGAAGCGGTGTGACCTTAACTGATGTGACTGATTGGAAATTCGATGTTGAGAATAACCTGAAACCTGTTGGAGTGATTCAAAGCGGTGGCACTGCATTATGGCTAAAATATTTGCGTGAAAGAAATCGTAAGCTTGAGGGCGAGTTGACTATGGAGTTTGAGAGCAACTCCGAGCTTGTGGATATCTTGAATGATACTGAGTTCAGTCTGCTTTTCGGCCTTGGAAGCACAAACACGGCCTTGTTCAAGCATTGCAAGTGGGAAGATTGGGACTTGCCGAACAAGAAAGAGGACCTTGTGAGCGTGAAGGCGAAGTTTGTTGCTCGAGATCTCTGGATAAGCTAGGAGGCCGGGGAATGGCTGAAGTTAAGATTTTGGAGAATTGGGGCCGGGAGGCAGAGCTGCGCAAGAAGTGGATGAAAATATGGGATAGACTTGGGGCTCGGATCCTGAAGTTTCCAAAGTGGATGCAAGTAATCATTCTTGAAGACGTGAACACGGCAATCGAAAACCGCGTAGCAACTATGGAGATGATCAATCATGCGAAAGGAAGAAGAGTTTGATGTCGACGAGAGCTATGGCCAAGAATACAGAGGCCACTACGTTGCAAGGCAACTTCCCTGGGCGGTGCGTAAAGAGATTATCGAGAAGTACACGCAGTACAATCATCAAACAGGACAAGTTCTGAATATAAACCATACTGCAATCCAGGCAGAGTTTGTTTTGGCAAGCCTGAAGCAGCCAGGTAAAGGATTAGGCACCGCTAACCCTATTACTCTTGAGAAGCTTCTGAGTCGGGACATTGACACTTGCGTTCCGCCTGAACTTGCCGAGCTCCTTGAGAAAAAAGTCAACAGTGTTATCAACCTGTCGGTTGAGGAAAGAAAAAACTCCTGAGGGCGATGAGACGCGGAAGACCGCATCCAGCCCTGACAGATTATCGCTTGTGCAAAGAGTTCGGATGGACAGTCGAAGAGTTAGAGCAGCAACCTAGTAAGAAGATACAGGAATTTCTGATAATTCTTGCAGAGATTGACCGGCAGACTCAACAGGAAATTGACAAGGCCAAGAGAGAATCTGGTTCTCAAAGGGGCTTCCGTGGATGACCGTACAGTTTCGGGTTGAAGTTGGCGGCATTGAAGATTTTGCTGAGAGAATGCGTCGACTGGATGATGCGACGCAGAAGTATGTGCAGGACGCGTTGAATCAGACTGGCCGGCTTGTTATACGAAGGGCTCAGGAGCTTGCACCAATTCGTACCGGACGGTTGATTTCAAGCATATACTCACAGATAATTTACAAGTGGGTCGTCAAGGTCGCGTGCATGGTACCATACGCAATCTTTCAAGAGCTTGGAACGCGGTACATTCAGGCACGGTATTTCTTGACGCGAGCTCTGAGCGAGAATGCCATGAATTTTCTTTCGATTGTTGCTGCCGCGTTGCAGTACGCAACTGAGGAAGCTTCCTCGGAATAGGCCGAAGTAGTACCAAAGTAGTGTCAAGGTAGGAGTCTCGGTTTTCATGAGCAATATGGGTGAATTGGGTGTAACTATCAAGGCGGTTAATGAGGCTACGCCTGAGTTTGAAGCGATCAGTGGTGACGCTGCAAGGATGGGTGACAATATCGCTTCTGTGGGTGCCAGTGCTGTTGGCTCCTTCAGCCAGGTTGGGGTTGCCGCGACAGAGATGTGCGCAGACGTCCGCGTTGCAGGTGAGAGCTTCACGGATATGGGCACGCATGTTGAGGCTTGTGAAGTGAGCTTACGCACGGTTGCAGGCGGCATCAGGAATTTTGCTATGATGGGTTCAGAGATCACAATGCTGGCTAATGATTTCGGGCTCGTGGATAAAGAAACAAACAAGTACCTGCGCACGGTCATGACCATGATAATGGTTGTATCCACAGCCGCTCGAATGTACAGCTTCCTATCAGTCATGACAACAGGGCACACGGCCGCGATTGCGATTGAAGGCACGGCAACAACGGCTACTACCGGAGCGATTAGCCTTTCAGCAGTTGCCCACAATATTTATGCTGCCGCCTGCAACTTTGCTACGGCCTGCCAGAACGCTTTAAACATTAGCCATGCAACCTTTCTGGCCTTGACAGGTGTGGGAATCGGGGTTATCATTGCCGCTGCTGCTGCGGTCTCTATTTTTGCAAGTCAAATGAACGCTGCGACTGCAAGCGTCAATAATTACAATGATGCAGCGAGCAAAATTCCAAAAGTGACCAAGGGTATTCAACGTGCTCAGGAACAGAATATGCTCCGGCGTGGTGTTGAATGAGTATCGGGAGCGTCGGGATCCCGCAGGTTGCTGTTGTCTTAGGCACGGTTACGCCCCCTCAAGGCGATGTTATCGACCTTAGGATACATCTTGGCTGCACAAAGGAAGTCAGCAGCTTCGAACTGACCTTGCAAAACTGGAACAAGAAGTACAGTCCTGGCGGACAAACTCCGATCATTGTACCATCTAATGGTAGCATCTACATCGGCAGAGGAACGAATGTACCGCAAATCATTACTTGCAAGGTTGAAAACATCGAGTACGAGGAACCCTCGGTTGACGAGCACTATCTCAAGGTCACGGGCAGATGTTGCGGCGAACGCCTTTTTGGCCGGGTTGTAAGCAAGACGTACACGAACCAGAAGGGTGAAGCAGTAGTCAAAGACTTGATGGACAGTTATGCAGGTCTCAGCCATAGTAGAAACGGCGTTGAACTTATCGAAGATACAAGCACCACCTACACGGAGCTTGACTATGACAACACTACACTTTGGGATATTCTCAAGTACATTGCTGAAACCGCTGATCTCAACGGTGCTATCGGCTTCGACTTTCGCGTGGTGCCTGATGGCAAGTTCGAGTTTTTCCCCTTAAACAGTAAAGCTGGGAGCGTATCTCTCGTAAACATTCCAGAGGTTACGGGCTATAAGAAAGACATCACCCGGGTGCGCAATAAGATATACGTTTTCGGCGCCGCAGAGAAAGTCTATCCTGCAAGCATGGATTTATGGACTGAAGATACAACGGGTTGGAGCTGCGATTCAGGTGAGGCCCTCAGCGCAGATGGCACAAACAAGGTTTACGGCAACTACAGCGTGTATGTTCAAGGCGTGAGCACTTGGCCATATCCCACGGCCCGTATGAGACTTGCCCTGCAAAGTGGTGTTGAGTGTGGTGGCCATAATGGTTTTCAGCAGCTGAACTATGCGCTACGCAAAACTGGTCAGTGCATAGGCGGAAACTATTGGTTCACAGATTTTTATGTCCGCTTAATGACGGATCCTAATAACTATTTTGAAAAGCACTATGCAATCGCTGATGCTGACCAGCAGGACACGCGTTGGGCCTATTTTACAGATCGCCTTGGCACAGCCTATGAAACGCAGAACAGTAATGAGCCTTACTGGATTCCGCAGGGTAATCCGGACTGGAGAAACATAAACTACATAGAATTTGCGGGACAGGGCGTTTGCGGTCCATATCAGACGAACGGCTGGATCGCTATGAATGTTGACAAGCTTTTCTTTGACAAGGGCCGTTTTTCGGCTGTTGAACAAGTAGCTGGCGATGAACTGCGCGAACTCTCAGAAACTGATGAAGAGCTTGTAACTGATGGCGAATGTGACCTACGCGCGAAAAGTCTGCTAGCGTACTATAAGGATGCCGCGGAGTCTCTAACTGTCAAAAGCACAATCCTTGATTATGGTAGCACGCCGATTCTTCCAGGCGACACTGTGCACATTACTTTTCCGAACGAGAATGTTGACGGCGACTACCGCGTTGACACTGTAGAGTATTACGTTGACGGCAAAGAACAGACGCTTGAAGTGACTTTTGAACTTGGAAAAGTCTCCCCGCAACTCGCTGATTATCTCTACGGCATGAGATCTAAAACAATCAACGTTGAAAAGCTTGCTAGGACAAAGGCTGGAGTGGGCCAGTTCACAACAGGATCACTAAGCGGCGGTGGCCTTGGCAATCACCATGTTGGCCATGAAGTGGGCGACGTTAACGGCGTTCAATACAGCAGTCCAGCAGTAGGAGGCTGGGATCCGCTCACAGGCTGGATCGCGCCAAATTTTATAGGACCTCTTAATGATGTGGCAGCAGTCACGACGTTCCGAACTAAGAACAAGAGCGGCTCGCAACTTGTTGATCATCAGCTACAACCTTCTGACAATGAGCATGGTATTTTCGGTTGTGAATCTTACCACTGGAATGAAATCCACGGCAAACTATTAACTTTGTATCATGGCCTGGGTTCGCCATATGGTCAGTTGCACATAAAGAATCAAGGTGATGCTAACCCGCTGGCATCTTTACTTGAAGACCGTCTTCAGTTCGGTTCAGGTGGGACTGCTGCTCTTGACACTTGGCTGCGCAGACTAGCATCTGGAGAGTTTGAAGTCAAGAATGATCTTGTACCTACAGGAGACAATGCAGGAAAGATTGGCCACGGTGGCGACTCGCCACGACGTTGGAGCGAGATCCACGCAATAGACCTTT